CTACAACCCCCCTCACCCATTTCCCCCATCGCCGGCGCGCAGGTTCGCACTTTGTTAAAAAAATAACAAAAAATATTTAGGTAAAAACTATTGACATATATCAGTACATATGATATACTATATACATAGTTAAGGAAGAGAACAAAATATAACAAAAGAAATTAAAAATAAGTTCAAATAGTTATTGACAAACTTAACAATCCATGGTATAATAAAGGTACAAACAAAGAAAGAGAGGAAAGAAAAATGAGAGAATACAATTTAAGTACAGCGAGAGGAAAACAGTTATACGATATGGGCGTCAGATGCTGTTGGCCTAGTTTGCACAACTTATATGAAAAATGGTCTCCCGCAAAAGAACAGGCTTTTAATCGGTGCTGGGAACAATATTGTAAAGGCGAAAATAGCACAGTTTTTGGGGTAGGAAATGCAAATTTATTTTGCTTCACAGCTAGTTGGCTAGAGACTAAAGACGGCGAAGACGTAATGCGAATAGAAACTAAAGATAATTCATACTTATTATGGTTAAATAGGTAGACCGGGAACGGCGGTTCAACTCCGCCACTACCATTCAGCACACCTGTGCTAGATTATAATTAAATAAAAGGAGAAATAGTTATGGCAAGAGAAAGAATGGTTACAAGGACAGTTGTTACTACAATGGTTGATGTTTTGGTTATTAACATTGAGACAGCAGAGACAGCTACAAAGAGTTTTGCGCTCGCACAGAACATGGTAAAAGATGAAAAAACAATGCTTAACAATTCACAGGCTATGCTTGAAAAAGAGTGTGGAGAAATGTGGAAAGCCGTAGCAATCAAAAATGTAAAAGAAGAAGAAACTTTATACGGTATGACTGAACAAGACTTCTTAAAATATGCAAAAGTGTTGCCGCCTAGATAAGCGGCACACTGACAAAGGAGATAAAAATAATTATGAAAATTAAAGCAGAATATATCCCACACAGGAATACTTATAGGTTATTTATAAATAAAGAACAAACAATAGCATATGTAGACGATTTAGAAGAGGCTGAAAAGATGTCCATTGAAAACGGATATGATTGCATAATATTAGAGGAGAATTGATATGTTAAACATAATAGCCAAAAACGTAAAATCTAAACTAACCAAAAAAGTACAAGGAAAAGTTTCCTGCCATGCACTAGGTGATAATACAATCGTGTGTGATATTATATGTAACGGAAACGTATACCGTTACACCGAAAAATACACAAGTGAAGAAATAGCATACGGTTTATCATCAAAGAATATAGCAGACCACATACTGCATACCTACGCCACCCAGATAAAGTGTAAATTCTTTAAATAAAGTTTATAATTTGTTCATAATTTGTTCATATTTATCAACTACAATATAATTGTAACAAGGTAACAGATACACAAGCCATTGCCAAAAGGGCGGTGTAACAGCCGCCCACCTCACTAGAAAGGTAGGTGTAAACGAGTGCTTAAAACAATGTTTGAGCAGTTTGTGAATAATGGTGCTAAATTTATGCGTAGTGTTAATGGAACATATTTTTATGAATTCGGCGAAAATGTTATGTACGCACAAGTAGACACAACATTTTCATATACACACAAAACCATGGAACTGTTAATACACAATGATTTATTGAAAATTACAAAACTAACGTTCAGCTAGGTAAGCGTAGACGTGGTGCAATTCCCGTCCTAGCATTAGTCCCAAACAAGGACTATGACAACTAATAACAAAATGAGCCATGAAAGGAGAAAAAACTATGGCAAGAGTGCCAATGGTAACAAGAACAATCACAGCAGCAAAAATCACAGCACTGTGTATCAACATTGAGACGGCTGAACCGTTCAACAAAACGGTAACGCTTTCCGGCACATTTAATGACGAAAAGTCCATGATGAAAGCCGCTGAAAAGATTCTGAACACGGAAACCGAAAGGGCAGTACATATTGTTTCAAGTGAAGAAATCGAAACACTTTATGGTATGACTGAACAGGAGTTCATTCAGAAAGCGCAGGTTTTGCCGCCAAGAGTTAAAAAAGAAAAAACCAGAGAAGCAGTAAAATTAAACAAGAAAAAGGAGAAAAACAATGACAGGTTATGAAGTGAAAATTATTGAAAGTAGCAAGGAACTTTCAGCAAGAGAACGCATTTCTCTCAAAAATTTTGATGAAATGATTGCCTTAGACGAAGCAGTAAACGCTGAAACCCCTAGACTTATGATTGACGTTTCCGGCTACGTTGTAGAAAGCGTTCACAATGAAAAGTCTGATAATGTTGACTATAAGAAGTTCATTATTATTGACAAAGATGGACAGCGATATATCACAGGCTCAAACCCATTCTTTTCCTCTTTTAAGGAAATCTGGGACGAGATGGACGGCGAAAATGAAGACTGGGGTATCACAGTTTACAAGAGAGAAAGCAACAACTACAAAGGTAAGGAGTTCTTAACCTGTACTATTTGCTAACCAATTAAGTCCCTCCCACTTGCAAGGTGGGCTGGGGCTTTTTCTTTTTTAAAAGTGAGGTAAAATATATGGCTAAAAAGAAAAAACCTACACAGTTACAACTTGATTATAGAAAGGAAGTAAAACGCTTAAAACAAGCAGTTAGGCGTGCGGAAAAACGTGGCTATATTATACCTGATGACATTATTCCAGAACAGCCAAAACGTGTAACAAGAAAATCTGTTGAACGTTTAAAGAAAATAACCACAAAAGATATTTACGCAAAATCTGAAAAGCTTGACTTTGAAACTGGTGAACTTATTCCAGGTGAAGTAGCAAGAAAAGATGAGCGTTCAAAGACAAGTAAAAAAGCCGCACAAACAAGAAAAGAGAAACGTTATAACGCACAACAAGGTGAAAGTGAATACTACGAACCGCAATATGAAACTTTTCCTAGTGCGGCTGATATAGTAATAGGAAACTTTAGAGCAGAATTAACCAGATTTCCAGAAACGGCACAACCATTAGTAAATCAATGGCTAGACCGTTTGTTAAACGACTATTCAAAAGAAGATGTTGCAGAAATGCTAGAAAATGCTGCGGCACAGGGACTAGGAATTGATTATTCAATCGCATATAGAGAAGATTTACTTCTTGACAGGCTTTCAGAAATGCTTGAGTTATTACCAGACGCGTCTACTGGTAATAAAATGGATATTATGGAAGCATTAGAATACGAGGAAGATTGGGAACTCCCTGACTGATGAAAGTCAAAAAATATAAGTATTTCATGGGCGATTTTGAAACCACGGTCTATAAAGGACAGGTAAACACAGAAGTTTGGGCAAGTGCTTGTGTTGAATTATTTACGGAAGATGTAAAGATTTTTCACTCAATAGCCGAACAATTTGATTATTTCAAGTCGCTCAAACAAAACATTATAGTTTACTACCACAACTTAAAATTTGACGGTGCTTTCTGGTTATCTTATTTGATGGTTGACCTAGGTTTTCAACAAGCTTGTGAACACTTAGACGCTGAAAATCCTTTTAAAGTGAGGTGGTTGCAAGAAAAAGAAATGTTAAATAACACTTTCAAATACAGCGTTTCAGACAGGGGACAGTGGTACACCATAATCATAAAAGTTGGTGGGCACTTTATTGAAATAAGAGACAGCTTGAAATTGCTACCATTCAGTGTTAAAAGAATAGGCGAAAGTTTTGGAACAAGGCATAAAAAGCTTGACATGGAATACACAGGTTTTAGATATGCTGGTTGTGAAATAACTGATGAAGAAAAACAGTACATAGCTAATGACGTTTTAGTAGTAAAAGAAGCGTTAGAAATCATGTTCAATGAAGGACACACTGACTTAACAATAGGTTCATGCTGTTTGAAAGAATATAAACGTTCAGTTGGTAACGATGATTACAAAATGTTCTTTCCAAACCTATATGATATGACTATTGATAAAAATAAGCATGGATATGAAAATGTTGGTGAATATATTAGAAAATCTTACAGAGGCGGCTGGTGCTATCTCGTTAAGGGAAAAGAGGGCAAAATATACAACAACGGTTGCACATTTGATGTAAACTCTTTATATCCATCAATGATGTCAAGTGAAAGCGGTAACTATTATCCAGTAGGCATGCCGAACATGTGGACAGGCAATATTATTCCAGATGAAGCATTAAAACCAAAGCGTTATTACTTTATACGGATAAAGACAAGATTTTATATTAAAAAGGACAAGCTACCATTTATACAAATAAAATCAAGTCACTTGTATAAAGGAACAGACTGTTTGGAAACAACTGATGTATTCAATAAAGAAACTGGTTTGTACTCACCATATTACATAGGTTTTGACGGAAATGTAAAAGATACTAGAGTTGAATTAGTTCTAACCATGACAGACTTTGAACTTCTGAAAGAACACTATGAATTGGTTGATTTTGAAATCCTAGACGGGTGCTGGTTTTATGCAGAAATAGGGTTATTTGACAGTTACATGGAAAAATACAAAACAATGAAAATGAATAACAAAGGCGCATTGAGAGAGTTAGCAAAACTTTTCCTCAATAATTTGTACGGTAAAATGGCAAGTAGCACCGATAGTTCTTTCAAAGTAGCGTATTTAAAAGAAGATAAATCTATAGGCTTTATAGCTTGCATGGAAAACGGTAAAAAACCCGGATATATTCCAGTTGGTTCAGCTATCACCAGTTATGCTAGAAATTTCACAATAAGAGCCGCTCAGATGAACTATCATGGAAAAGACAAGTCTGGCTTTATTTATGCCGACACCGATAGCATACACTGCGACACACCTTGGAACATGGTTAGCGGTGTAAAAATACATGATAAAAACTTCTGTTGCTGGAAACCAGAAAGTTGTTGGGACGTTGCTATTTTCACAAGACAGAAAACCTACATTGAACATGTTGTTCAAGAAAATTTACAAGATATTGACAAGCCATACTACAATATTAAATGTGCTGGTATGCCAAAGAAATGTAAAAACCTTTTTGAGTTATCAATGCAAGGTTTTGAGCCGCTAGAGGGGGATGATAATTACACAGAAGAAGAAAGAGAATTTTTAAGACATAAAAGAACATTGGAAGATTTCACAATAGGATTAAGTGTTCCCGGAAAATTAAGACCTAAACGTATCAGAGGTGGCGTATTGCTGGTAGAAACACCATACAAAATGAGGTAACGATATGAACAGATTATTTGCACTTTACTTTCAAGTCAAAATAGTGTATTACTTAATGAAAAATCACTATGATTATGAAAAAACTTTTAAAGACATTTACAACGAACTGGAAAAATATTTATAAGTGAAAAGGCTTGCAGAATAAACTGCAAGCCCTCTCTTTATATCTGTAACCTTTGGGTACTTAATGCGGTACGCTAAACCGACATGAAATGTGGCAGTATCTTTCACCTGTGCGCCCCCACATCTTCACATTAAGTATGACAAAAGCAGATACCTTAATAACTCAAACTTTTTAACAAAGCTTCTTTGCAACGTAAATCCTTAAAACGGAAACACCCTTTTTCAAAATAAAATCTAAGAGTTGCAAGAAATGCGTCATTTCTTTTTAGCATTACATAGTTAATTTCATGGTCATCAGTGGTAACTGTTATTTTAAGCCTAAAAGTATTATCACTTCTATCGTCAATGTAAATAACACCTGCGTCAGTATATTCACGTACTCCATAATCAATTCCTTTGTATTTAATAGTGCATAAATATCTGCCAACACCTTTTGGTTTTTCAATAAAAGCTTTGTTATCATTAAGATAAATACACTCACTACTGTAAGCAACATAGCTATTCCTAGAAAACGCTTTATTAAAACCACTATCTTTTTGTGCCCTACTAGCTGTTTCAATGAAACCCTGTTCAAGAATAAATCCATCCCCTCTTAAAAATTTTGTGTTATCTTTTAACCGTTCACTGATACCTAGTTCTACAAAATAGGGATTAATGATAGACACTGGATTGCTTAACATAAACACAGGTACATATCTGCTTTGTTTTCCTTGTCCTCTGGCAACACTTGTATGAACAGAAATGAACTTCCTTATTTCATCTGAACAATAATGATTGGTTTCACTCTGAAATTCATCAAAAATCATTCTTTCAACGTCACTGAATAAGTGTGAATACTTCTTTAACTGGTCAGCACTGTTAAGTGAAATAGCATAACCGCAAGGGTCATCATCTAAAAATAATTCGTGAAAAATTCCAGAAGCTTTTCTCTTGCTAGTCATTACACTATTATTAAAGAACAAAGTGGATAAGTCCTTAAAGAACTTTTCAGCGCAATCATCTAACTCATAGTTATAACGGTAGATAAGCGCAAATTTTTCGCCTTTCTCTTTAAATCTATTTACACACAATCTACCAAAATAAGTAGTCTTACCACCAGACCTATTACTTGTAATAAGATATAGTTCTGGTTTGTTCCCATTTATGTCCAACATACTAAGTATCTTAGTCCCATCATAATATGAACTAGCCAAAAAAAACACATCCTTTCTCTTTTTATTATAACACATATATTGACTTGTTTCAAGCAAAATGGTATAATTATAATAAAGAAAGGAGATTTTTAACATGGACGCAAACACAATTATTCAGCTTGTAGGTAGCTTAGGTTTTCCCATTGTTATGTGCGGTGCTTTGTTCTGGAGAATGGTAAAATCTGACGAACAGCACAAAGCAGAAATGGACAAGCTTAGTGAAGCGCTTAACAACAACACAATTGCTCTCACTAAGCTATCGAACAATCTCGACAAGGAGTGATAACATGGACGTTACAGCTATTAATTTACCGCAAACTGTTTCAGTTGCACTTTTAGTCATCGCAGGACAGTTTGGCAATGGTGAAGAAAGAAAGACAAAACTTACAAAAGCAGGTTATGACGCTCAAACCGTCCAGAATTGTGTGAATGACCTGTTGCCTATTATCAACAAATATGGTGGCTAATATGCCGTCAATTCAACAGTCTTATAACTGGGCAGTTGAAACATGTGCCGCTGAAAATGTGGGTTATTCACAGCAATACAGAAATCAACAAATTGTAAAAGGTATAACCTACTATGATTGTTCTTCTTTTATATGGTACGCCTTAGTAGCTGGTGGTTTTGATGTTAAAGCGGCTAATGGCGGTAGTTCTTACCCATTCTGGACAGGAACAGAAGCGGCTTGTTTAAGGGTTTTAGGTTTCACGCTTTATGACCCTAGTGTTGAATGGAAAGCTGGCGACATTCTTATTCGAACAGGGCACACGGAAATGGCGTTCGATACAACACGCTCAATGGGAGCGCATACTGCAAAAGTGGAACTTAATGAACAGGTTTCAATCAATGCTAATGACAGCAGAGGAAACTGGTTGCAATTATGGCGTTGGGAAAATGGCGCAACAAATGAGTGGATAAAAGGAAACAGGTGGTTAAGCATTGGTGAAATGCAGAACAATGCAACTATCATTTTTGGTTATCTGCTCAATGTTGGTTTTACTGTTGAGAGCATTTGCGGTATTTTAGGAAATGCCGGTGGTGCATACAGTTTAGGCGAAAGTTCAATCAATCCGGGTATCTGGCAGAGCTTAACTGTAAATCCTAATTTAGGCTTTGGTTTATTCCAATGGACACCATCAACAAATTATACTGACTGGGCGGTAGCTAATGGCTACGAAACAGATGATGGGTATGGACAACTTGATTGGCTAGTAAATCAGACTGTTCCAACAGGTCAATGGATACCAACAACTGACTATCCAGAAACCTTTGATGAATTTAAGTCTAGCACAAAAGACCCTGAATACCTTGCCTATGCTTTTCTAAACAACTTTGAACGTCCAGCAGACAGAAATAAACCAGCTAGACAGCAGAACGCTAGATACTGGTATGATTGGTACAACAATTCCTATGTGCCACCAGAAAATCCCCCGCAAAATGGTGGTGAATGGAGTTCAAAAATGCCTATATGGTTATGCTTAAAAAGGAGGTTATGATATGCCGTTTAAAGATGGTACTTACCAGCACACAAGCGGTTTTACGGTAATGGTTCAGAATGGTGTGGTTATGCTGTCACCTAATCATCCTATGAGTATGAGATTATCGGAACTATTTGATACGACAAAGTGGAAGGAGGTGAAATGATATGGCTGTTAAAACCAGAGATGAAATCATGGAAGCTATCAGAAAACGTATCGGTGAAGATACTTCTGATGAAGCTATCTCGTTACTGGAAGATGTTACAGACACCTTTGCAGTCTACGAAACAAAAGTTGCAGACAAGACAGATTGGAAAACTAAGTATGATGAGATGGACGCTAGTTGGCGTAAGAAGTATATGGACAGGTTTTCCGGCAAAACAGGAGAAGAAATCAAAGAAGAACAGGAAGAACAGATTAAAGATGACAGTGAACCTAGAACCTTTGATGAGTTATTCACAGAAAGAGAGGGATAATAATGGCTACTACACCTAAAGTTGTTACGCTTACCAATTCAAGCGTTGACATTTTAAACGCTATCAGAAACAATGCTACACAGAACTATCGTGATTACGTTCCGAAAGCAACAACTAACGCTGAAAGCGTCAGACAGATTGGTGCTATCATCATGGACTATCCTGCTTTGCAGAATGAGTTCCTTTCTGCGCTGGTAAACCGTATCGGGCGCGTTCTTATTACATCCAAAATGTACGACAATCCTTGGGCGTTCTTTAAAAAAGGTTTGCTGGAATTTGGCGAAAGCGTTGAGGAAATCTTTGTAAATATCGCTAAACCGTTTCAGTTTGACCCGGCTGTTGCTGAAACTAATGTATTCAAGAGGGAAATCCCTGATGTGAGAGCGGCTTTCCACATTATGAACTACCAGAAATATTACAAGGCTACCATCAGCAATGACCAGCTTAGACAGGCGTTCCTTAGCTGGCAGGGTATTAGTGACCTTATCGCTAAGATTGTGGACGCTATGTACACAGGAGCGAACTATGATGAATTTCAGACAATGAAGTATATGCTGGCTCGTCATATTCTTGATGGTCATATGTATCCAGTTGAAATCGCTGAAGTTGAAACGGCTAACATGAAATCAATCGTTTCCGTGGTAAAAGGTGTATCTAACAAGTTCACTTTCCTTTCACCAAACTACAATTTAGCTGGTGTACAGACATATACCACTAAGAATGACCAGTATATGCTTATCAATTCACAGTTTGACGCTACCATGGATGTTGAAGTGCTTGCTTCTGCTTTCAACATGGACAAGGCAGAGTTTTCCGGCAGGCGTGTGCTGGTTGACAGCTTTGGTTCACTTGACACGGGTAGACTCGCGGAGCTGTTTGCTGGTGACAGCACCTACGTGGAAATCAGTTCTGACGAGTTAAAAGCACTTGACGCTATTCCAGCGGTTTTGGTTGACAGAAATTGGTTTATGATTTTTGACAATTTCTATAACTTTACTGAGCAGTACAATGGCGAGGGTCTTTACTGGAACTATTGGTATCACGTTTGGAAAACATTTTCTGTTTCACCGTTTGCCAACAATGCGTTGTTTATTCCTGGAAAACCCAGTGTAACTTCTGTTACTGTATCACCCGGAAACGCTACGGTAGCGGCTGGACAGTCTGTGCAGTTATCCGCAAACGTTGTAACTACAAACTTTGCACCTAAGAGTGTAACGTGGACAGTTGACAGCGACTATGCTACGGTAGATAACAGCGGTAAAGTTACTGTGCTTTCAACAGCACCAACTTCTACTAGCATTACTGTAACCGCAACAAGTACCTATGATACCTCTAAGATAGGAACAGCCACGGTTTCAACACCGACAGCTTAATCCACAAAGATTACGAGTTATCCACAGTAAAATGTGGATAACTCTATTTGAAAGGTTGATAATATGTATATTGCACCTAACTCAACAATACGAATTTTGCATAATGTAACAATAGACAACACATATCAACATACAATACACTTCAATAGTTCAAATGAACAGGCTTTATATTTTGCTGGCTTGTCTAAATACACTGTCACTAATTATACCTACCAGCGCAAAGAAAGAATTTTGCGTGTAGGCATTTTAGCTGACAATCTGTATGATTGCAACTATATCATGTTCCAAAACACGTCATTTGGTAATAAATGGTTTTATGCGTTTATTACAAACGTTGAATATGTGAACAATGAAGCTTCAAATATCACATTTGAACTAGACGTAATGCAGACATGGTATTTTGATTACACTGTTAGACCTAGCTTTGTAGAAAGAGAACATGTTGTTTCGGACTATGTAGGTGACAACCTTGTACCAGACGAATTAGAACTTGGTGAATATATCGCAGACGATTTTGATGGCACGAATCGGCTTGCTGCTAAAAGTATTGTGGTAGCGGCTACGTTTGACAAAAATTTAGACGATAATACTGGTGGCACTTATAGCGGTATTTACTCTGGTTTATATTACAACGTTTTTGATAACTACGCAGAGGTAAACAAATTTATAAATGACGCTGTAAATGATAACAAGGCTAGTGGTATCGTTTCTATTTTTATGATGCCGAAAAACATGGTGGGAGAAATCGGTGGAAATGTTAAAACCTATGTAGTGAACAAGAGTAAGAAAGTGACAGGGCAAATAGACGGGTACACACCTAAGAACAAAAAACTTTATACTTACCCATATAATTTCCTTTATGTTACGAACTTAAATGGTGTAGGTGTTCCATTTCCGTATGAGTATTTTTCAGACGCAACAAATTGCACCTTTAACTTGAGCGGTGATATGTCATGCAATCCACAGATTGTCCTATGCCCTACTAACTATAAAGGTGTACCAGCTAACTTCAATGAAAAAATCATTCTTGATGGGTTTCCACAGTGTTCCTATAATACGGACGCTTTTAAGGCTTGGCTGGCACAAACTGGTGTATCACAGCTTGTTTCCTTAGCTGGCGGTGGTGCGGCGATTGCTGGTGGTGTTGCTAAGGCAGGTGCGGCAACAGCCGCAGGTGGCACAGCTTTAGCGATAGGTGGTGTTCCTATTGCCGCTGTCGCTGGAATTGTCGCTGTTGCTGGTGTAGTTGCAGGCGTTATCCAGCACGCTACTTTACCAATGCAGGCACAAAATACACAAGGCAATAGTGCTATGATGGCTTTAGGGTTGAAAGACTTTGCTTTTATGCACATGCACATTAGGGCTGAATTTGCGAAAATCATTGATGAGTATTGGGATGTGTATGGTTATCCAGTCCATAGAGTAAAATTACCTAATATCTCAACAAGGCGTCACTGGAATTATGTGAAAACGATTGACGTTAATATCGTTGGTAGCGTTCCTGCTGATGATATGGCTAAGATTAAAGCTTGCTACAACAGCGGTATAACCTTTTGGAGACATGGAAGTGAAGTAGGAAACTATTCACTAGACAACAGTGTAGGAGGGAGTGATTAAATGGCTAAACGTAAAAATCGTGACCCCTGGACAAGCGTATATCTAAATGACCGAACATACCAGCATTACTACAATAGACTGACAGAATTAGCTATCAGTATGTTCGAGTGGTCAGGTTTACCAGACAGCATTGACCCTAGATTCCTTGAACTTACGTTGTTTTCTGACGGTATGGCTGTTTTCTTTAAAGATGATGTGATGGATAAGTACCTTGCATTACAAACCATGATAGGCGGAAATCTTGACGTTTACAGAATACCTAAGATTAGAACAGCATACGCCGTGAACGGTTACAATATGCCGCTTGATGAAACAAACTCTGTTATCATTTTCAACAATATGTTGCGCACAAATTGTTTAACTGACGTTGAATTATTTGCATATAAGCTGTATGAATGTGACAGGACTATGATTACTAATCTTAAAGCCCAGAAAACACCTGTTATGATAACTTGTGATGAAAACCAGAGATTGACCATGAAGAATCTTTATGCACAATATGACGGAAATGAGCCGTTTATATTTGGCGGAAAAGATATCGACATGAAAAAAGTTCAGGCTATTACAACAGGAGCGCCATATGTAGCAGACAAAGTATATGAAACCAAAACACAGATTTGGAATGAAGCTATGACATACTTAGGTATCAGTAATGTATCAATGATTAAGAAAGAACGCATGGTTACTGATGAAGTTAGTAGAAACATGGGTTCTACTGTAGCCTCACGCTATACGCGTTTAGAAATGCGTAAACAGGCGTGCAAACAGATTAACAAAATGTTTGGACTTAATATTGATGTAGAATATCGTGCTGACGTTCAAACTTATACTGATGAAGATATGGGTAAGTATGTAAATGAAACTGATACAGAAAGTGAGGGTAATAACAATGAGTAAATACACAACAGAAGTGCGTTATATTTGTGAAACCCTTGCTGGTTTGAATGAAAGTGTTGGTTATGCTGATGTTGAACAAGTGATAAAGAATTGCTTGCCAAAAGTGTTTGATTTTAACTTTCCTATATTTGATGAAAGTTATAGGAGCGTTTTGGAAACAAAAATATTACGTCATTATTATACCAGAGAGATTGGGTTAGAGACGGTTGGGCTGTGGAAATTAAAACTTTCTACAAAGTTAAATGAAATTATGCCGTACTATAATAAGTTATACAAAAGTGAGCTTATTGAATTTAACCCACTCTATGACGTAGATTTAACTAGAGAAAGAAAAATAGAGGGAAAAGGGACTAAGGACACGGAAAACGGTGAAAATAGGAGCGGTAGTAATAATACAGAAACCACACAGAACAATGATTCAACCGTAACGGAAACTGGTGATAATAAAGGTACTACAAACGGAACAGCTAACGGCACACAAAATCAGAATACTAATGGTAATGGTACAAATATGTATTCTGATACGCCGCAGGGTGCTATAACAGATTTACAAGCTGGTAGATACTTAACTAATGCAACTATTGATAGCGCTACAAACACATTTGCTGGCACTTCTAGTGACACAACAACACAGACAACAGAAAACACAAATAATTCCAGCGTAGATTCAAGTGGAAGTGTTGACGGTACAACTGAATCAGATTTTAACTCAAAAATGGACGGGTTCAGTAATACTACTTTAAGCAACACAGAGGATTATCTTGAGCGCGTTATTGGTTCTAATGGTGGAGAAAGTTTCAGCAAAAGAATAAATGATTATCGAACAACATTTATTAACATTGATATGATGGTAATAAATGATTTGGAAGATTTGTTTTTTGGGCTGTGGTAAGAAAGGAGACTAATTATGAGTTTTAATTGGAACAATGTAAAACCTGCTTGTTGTGCAAGATGGCTGGTTCTTCCTACTGTATATTCAGACGCTTTATCTTATGGCGAACAGCTTGATAAGTTCTGTTACCAGTTAAACCAGATAATTGAGAATAACAATATTCTTCCTGATTTCATCGCTGACATGATTAAAGAATATATCAATAGTGGTGCAATCGGTGAAGTAGTTAGAGACATTCTTGCGGATTATATCTTAAATGTGAAATATCCGCCAGAGGGAATCAAGCCTGCTGTTGGTGACGGAAGTGCTGATGACACAGAAACTATTCAAGGATGTATTGACTATGCAAGCGCTAACGGTGGAGTTGTGTACTTCCCTTATGGCTCTTATCTTACACAGCCTCTTACAATGAAAGATGGTGTTAGTCTGTTTGGTTTTGACAGATATAGCACTAAGATTGTGTTGAAGGGTGGGGCAACTAAACCGCTCATTGGTGGAACTGTTGCTGATTTCTCTATTACTAATCTTACACTCGACGGTAACAGTGAGATTCAAGTTAATGATGTGAATGTAGTTACTATTACGGCTACAAACGTTCTATTCAATAATCTGATTATCAAAGACGGTTATACGCTGGTTAATTATGTAGGTACTGGTGGACACTTCCAGATTAGTAACGTTGTGTTTGGAAACGCTGCCAAAAAGTGCTTGCTTACTGCTGGAAACGCTAATGTTCAGTGTGAAAATGTGGTGTTCAATCACTTGTCTGCTGTTGGCGGTATTTCTGTCATGGATATTGGTACGGACGGCGGTTTCTTTAATTTAAAGAGTGTTGCAACGTGTAACCAGTGTATTGTTGTTAGTGGTAATAACAATAAAATTTACGCTATTGTTGAAAACGCTAGCATACCAGTAACAGACAATGGGTCACATAATAACATTGAAATTTTTGGCGTCAGTAACAAGGAATTTTATTCTGGCAATACGACAAAAGAAGTCACCGGTACATATTCAAAGAACATTGGTGAAACATACACAAAAGATATTGCCGGTAATAGCACTGAAAATTATAGCGGTAACTACGATAAAAAAGTTGAAGGTGATTCATCAGAAACTTATAAAGGAAATAGGGTAATTACAGAAAAAAATGAAACTAAAACAGTAGAAAGAAATATAATTAACGCTAATGATTTTGAATTGAACGCTAATAACAACTTTAATGTTACTAGCCCCAATCAATCATTTAATGCTGATGAAATTAAATTAAACAGTACTAACCCTGTTACATACAAAAAGCCTACTGTTTTGAATAGATATTTTAACAGTATACCGTTTAAAGATAACGATGGAACAGGCTATAATGTCTTAGTTTATAATGAAAATGTACCAACATATAATGTTAAAGACTATGGTGCAAAAGGAGACGGTGTTACAGACGACACTAACGCAATTAAAGCCGTATTAAATACGCTAGTTGGGGGTGTGGGTGGAATTGTATATTTTCCATTTGGCACTTATATTGTTTCTGAGACTATTATGGTTGGCGGAAATGTTACTATTTGTGGAGACGGTGTTTTTAACACAATGTTAAAATTAGCTGATAATTCTAATTGTGATGTAATATCGAATGATGAAAATACTATTATGTATTATGTTTCAATTCACGATATTGGGATTGATGGTAATGCTAAAAATAATTCATCTGGTTCTGGAATATTACTACACAATGTTAGTGATTCTCAAATTTACAACGTTAGAATTGCTAATTTTAAAGAAGACGGTATACATCTTACGGCTAACAATTATTCTTTATCGCCTATGATTTTTAACTGCTATATTAGAGGCGATAATGGGTACACTACAGGTTGTGGAATTTTTACGGACGGTGCTGTTACAGATTTAATTGTTAGTGACGTTGACATTGGGTGGTGTGGAACAGCTGGTATTACCCTTAGCGCAACAAATGGTTCATCTATTATTAACGCGATGTGCTGGCAGTGTGGTGTTGGAATAAAGTTTTATTCTTGTCAGAGATTGAGAATTGTTAATTGTTTAAGTGATTTTTCTAAAGAATGGGGATGGGTATTGCAAAAATGTTATTTATTTACAATTTCAAATTCACATTCTAAAGATTCAGCACAAAAAAGTGAATCGTTTTACAGCGAGTTTTACATTGAAGATTCTACTTTTATTTTAGTTGACAACTGTGTAGCAATTTCTGGTGGAAAATCTAAATATGGGTTAGAATGTGCTGGTACTACAGACTATGTTAAAATTAGCAATTCTGATTTTAACGATAACTCTAAAGAAATTAACCTTTTAGGTGCAAACAGTTGCGTTGACAAAGCTACACTTAATGTGTGCAACGTAAACGCTAATATTGTCGTTACTGGTGGTACGGAATATGTGCTTGACATTAAACAATATAGTTGTGACATCATAAATGTTTACGGTACTTCAGATTCAAGTGTTAATATTATTCTACCTAAAATAAATAAGGTTTGGTTAATAGTTAATGCATCAAATACCAGCTTATTGATTAGCGATTCTGAGAAAAATGAACCGGTTACATTAACTGCTAACAGTAAAAATTTTGTTTATTTTTTAAATGATAAAATTAACACTGTTAATTAACACAATACTGCACATAAGATTATGCAAGGTACGGTCTAACAGATTGTACCTTGTTTTTTCATAAAAAATATTTTTTATATTTTTAAATATTGCACTAACATATGAACAGGTTAGGTG